GGGACCTCTATGACCGCCGAGCAGCACGCTCGGTCCCTGTTCGACGTGTTGCCGGTACAAGTCCGCCACCTGGTTGTCCTGGGTGGCGGAAGCCTGCGCGCGTTCTACGACGGGACCGCCATCAAGGACATCGACTGTTTCTTCAAGAGCTGCGCCGACTTCTACCGTGCGTCGTTCGAGCTGAGTGCCGAGCCGGGCTGGGTAAGCGAGGAAGCACCGAGCGGAATCAAGAACTTCCGCTCACCGTGCGGCAAGCTGGTCAGCCTGATCGGCTTCGAGTTCGGCACTCCCGACGAACACTGCGCGCGCTTCGACCTCCGCTGCTGCGCCCATGTGGCTGTCTGCCTCGGCGAACAAGTCGTCGTGGTGTCCGACCCGGAAGCCATCGCTGACGCATCCGCGAAGCTGGTGTTCATCCTCAACAACAACGGCACCGAGCGGACGATCCGCCGCATCACCCACTACGTCGAGGACTACGGCTACACCCTCCATCCGGACCAGCCGGAACAGGATGACGCCGAGGACGAGTACCCCGGCCATGCGCCGCAGGGCGTCAACCTCCCGCCGAAAGCCCCCGAGCCGGAATACATCGTCCGCGCCCGTCGCCGCGTTCGCGCGATCCCCGTCACCAACCACGGCTACCCGTAAGGAGGCAGGTCGTTGCTCACGTTCGACTGTGAAACTGACGGCCTACTCGACCAGCTCACCACGATTCACTGTATCTCCCTCCAGGAAGTAGACGAGGCCGGGCAACCGCTCGGCCCCGTTCTTTCGGCCAACGACCACGGCACGGGCGAACTGACGATCCGTGAAGCAATCGAGAGGCTGCAAAACGCTGACCGCGTTGTCGGTCACAACATCGCCGGGTTCGACCTCCCGGCAATCGCCAAGGTCTACCCCGGCTTCAAGGTCAGGGCGTACTACGACACTCTGCTGATCTCCACGCTGATCTACCCGGACCTCAAGGACCGAGATTTCAAGGCACGCAAGAAGCAGGGTGCGAACCCGGTGCTGCCAGGCAAGATGATCGGCCGCCACTCCCTCGAAGCCTGGGGATACCGCCTAGGCGAGTGGAAGGGCGACTACTCGCAGATGATGAAGGACCGCGGTCTTGACCCGTGGGCACAGTGGTCTCAGGAAATGGACGACTACTGCGACCAGGACGTCGTGGTGACCACGAAGCTGCTGGCGTTGCTGCTGGCCAAGGGACTGCCCAAGGAAGCCATCGAACTTGAGCAGGCGGTTGCGCCGATCCTCTCTCGCCAACAGCGCTGGGGCTACCTGTTCAACCAGGAGAAAGCCCGTGAGCTGGAGAAGGTCCTTGTGGTCCGCCGCGCACTGCTGGGCGACCAGCTCCGCGAAGTGATCCCGCCCTGGAAGGTTGTGAAGAAGCGCTTTATCCCGAAGCGCGACGACAAGCGCCGAGGCTACGTGAAGGGCGTGGAGGCAGTGGTCTACAAGGAGGTTGTGTTCAATCCGGCCTCCCGTGCCCACATCGCCGACCGCCTGACTGCGCTCTATGGCTGGCGACCGGTCGAGTACACCGAGAAGGGCCAGGTCAAGATCGACGAAGACGTACTGGCACCTCTCAAGTACCCGATCATCCCACTCCTGCTGGAATACTTCATCGTCAACAAGCGTCTCGGTCAGCTCGCAGAGGGCGACGAGGCATGGCTCAAGGCCGTGAAGAAGAACGGCCGAATCCACGGCAACGTGAACCAGAACGCAGCGGTCACCGGCCGCATGACGCACTCGAAGCCGAACATCGCCCAGGTGCCCAAGTGCGGCGTGCCCTACGGGTCGGAATGTCGTGAGCTGTTCACCGTGCCGAAGGGCAAGCGTCAGGTAGGCGCGGACGCCAGTGGCCTCGAGCTGCGGTGCCTCGCGCACTTCATGGCGCGTCACGATGGCGGCGAGTACGCCAAAGTGATCCTCGAAGGCGACATCCACTCGGTGAACCAGACCGCCGCAGGCCTGCCCACCCGCGACAATGCCAAGACCTTCATCTACGCCTTCCTCTACGGGGCAGGCGACGCGAAGCTCGGCAGCATCGTGAGTAAGGGCCGTGCGGTCGGCGGCCAACTCCGGGCCAAGTTCCTCAAGGGACTCCCGGCGCTGGAGAAGCTGGTTAAAGGGGTGAAGAAGCGTGCATCCGAGGTCGGCTACCTGATTGGCCTCGACGGACGGAAGCTACACATCCGCAGCGACCATGCCGCGCTGAACACCCTCCTGCAGTCGGCCGGTGCGCTCGTCATGAAGAAGGCGCTGGTGATCCTCGACGCCGACCTGCAATCCGCAGGGCTGGTGCCGCGCGTCCACTACGAGTTCCTGGCGAACATCCACGATGAGTGGCAGATCGAAGTGGACGAGGACAAAGCCGAGTTCGTCGGCAAGACCGCCCAGGCCGCCATCCGCAAGGCTGGTGACTACTTCGGGTTCCGCTGCCCGCTCGATGGCGAATACAAGGTGGGAGCGAATTGGGCCGAAACGCACTGACCCGTGGGAAACGGGAAGTCGCGCTCTCGCTCGTTCGACAGGCCAAACGCCGGGCAGTACGCAAGGACCTCCCCTTCAACCTCGTGGCCGAAGACCTGCTGGTCCCCGACTACTGCCCGGCCTTGGGCATCCCGCTGTTCCGCGCTGCGGGCCGCAAAGCACAAGGCCCGAACTCACCGACCCTCGACCGCATCGTTCCCGACCTCGGCTACGTCCGAGGCAACGTTCGTGTCATTTCCGCGCGCGCCAACCAGATCAAGAGCGATGCCACCCCGGCCGAGCTGCTGCGCGTCGCGTGCTATTACCAGGAACACCAATGACGTGACCCCTGCAATCATCCTCCGCAGCATCGGCATTCTCCTGCTGATCGCTGCGCTGGGTGCTGGTGCCTACGCAGTCCACACCTACCGCTCCGCAATGGAGCGCGTCAGCAAGCTCGAAGAAACCGCCGAGCAGTTCGACGAACTCAAGCAGTCGGTCGCCACCTTGAATCGGGAGGCCATCCGACGCGCCACCCTCGACCAAGCAATCCGGGACGCACGCAATCGCGTGGACCGTTCCGTGGAGACCGCACGCAATGAAGAACCTGCTGTTCGCGCTTATCTCGATGAGCGCATTCCTGACGGGCTGCGCGACGCACACCTCGGTGCGCGCAAACCCTGAGCAGTTCCTCCAGCCCACCGTGATCGAAGGAACTCACAAGTCCCTCGACGCGGTCATGGCCGACCCCACCACCACCACCTACGACCTCTACCGCTTCGGCGGGAACGCTGAGGACGGCCTCCTGCGGTGCAACGCCGACAAGGTCAGCGCCCGCGAAGTCCTCAAGGAGATCGAGAAGTGAAGCGAGAGAGCGACAAGTCTCCCACCCTCATCATCGACGCGGACGTTTTACGCTACCAGCTCGCGTTCTCCAACACCGCGAACATCGACTGGAACGGCGACGGCAACACCGTCGAGGCGATCCAGCCCGAGCGCGCCAAAGTGAAGCTCGACGAGTTCATTGAGGACCTACTGGAGAAGTTCGGCACGACCAAGTACGTCCTTGCCCTGTCCTGCAAGAAGCACAACTTCCGCAAGGACGTGAAGTCGGACTACAAGGCCAACCGCAGCGAGAAGCCGAAGCCCGCCCTGTGGCACATCCTGGACGAGTTCGTCTACCGAGAGTACGCGGACAAGATCGTCGAGATCGAGAACCTTGAAGGCGACGACATCCTGGGCCTACTGATGACGCATCCGCGTCCGAAGCGTTGCCCCGGAAACCGGATCATGGTGTCCATCGACAAGGACATGCAGACGATCCCCGGCCGCCTCTACAACCCGAACAAGCCTGACCTCGGTACGCGAACGATCAGCGTGCATGACGCCAACCTCTTCTGGATGAAGCAGACGCTCACGGGCGACACCGTCGATCACTACACGGGATTCCCCGGCATCGGCCACAAGCTCGCCGACGAGCTGCTGATGCCCATCCACGAGGCCCACCTGGATGAGAGCGCCGAGGTCCACCTGGCCGCCCTATGGGACGCCGTCAAGACCGCCTACACCACCCGCATCCCGCGCGGTGGAGACAAGCCGCTAACCGCCGCGGACGCCGTTACCCAGGCGCGCTTGGCTCGAATCCTACGCTACGGCGACTACAGCCCCACAACTGGCACCGTGAGGCTGTGGTCGCCTCCCCTTTA